CCTTGCTGTCCAGCTTGCTCCAGCCAGAGGTCAGCAGAACGATGTCGCCGGCGGCGAGAGTGCCGCCCACGACCGTGGCCACTGCTTCAGTGGCGTTGGTGATGGAAGCGAACGCCAACGCAGCGGCATAGGTTGCGGCGTGCTGGAAAGTACCGCCGTTCGGAATTTTGTAGCCCATGGGTGATTCCCCTTTTCAGAAATGACAAAACCCACTCAATGGCGGGTTCTGGGTTTGCCCAATGGGCGGATTAGTTGGTGTCGGCCCGGTATGAAAACGAGACTGGGACGGTGTAGGTTGAGTCGCCGGGAATGCCGGTACCCTGCTCGACCGGTGTCATTGTCACCGCAGTCAGAGCTCCCTTCGTGTTTCGCTCATTCACGGGAAACAGTGCAGCGATCTGATCGGCAATGGCTCCTGCTGGGCCTCGATATTTCCCTGACGGCGTCACGATGCTCACCTGAAACACGCCGGTGTACAGACGATGGTCTCCGCCGAGGGTGTTACTCGCGGTATCTCCTGGCAGTGTGAACGCCTTGAGGTACGTCTCGTTGTCGCCCGTGCTGTACGCCTCATTCTCAACGACCACCTTCAGCGGTGTCGGTAACGCCCTCGCCCACGCGATCAGCTTGCCCTCGTAGATCGAAGCGATGATGTTGTGGCTCATACCTGATTATTCCTGATGGCGTCCTGCACGATCTGCTGGAAGCGAGCCACAGTTACCCGGACCATGCCACTCGGGGCCTGAGTCGAGTGTCCGAACTCCAGCGGGATCGCATAGGGCAAGTTGTTGATGAGGTAGACCATTTGGCCAGCCGTGAAGTCGCTGATGGCGGCGACCAAAGCCGCAATAGTCTCGGCGCCGCTCGGGTCCACATCGTCGAATGTGACGTTCTCGACAACACCGATGGACAGATGCCAGTTCGCCCGGAATCGGCCGCCGACGTAGCCTTCCGGCGCCTTGACGTCCATTCCGTCGTTGAGCTTGCGACCCTTCTTGAGCCGGCCGCCCTTGGTGAGGTTGGCCGGGTCATTGCGCAGCGCAGCGTTGTGTTCGTCGACGGCCTTGTTGTACTGCGTCGCGACGGCGTTCTGCGCCCAGATCTCCGGATTACCAACCGGTGACATACGGATCAGGCTGCTGCCGACCTCGATGATGATCTCGCGCACGCTGGCATCGATCGCCTCACTGGTTTGGGCCGCGAACTCGGCCAGGCTCAGGGCGAAGCTACCGGACTGGCCAGTCCCTGCGCGGCTCATGACCGCACCTGCAACTCATACAGGATCGGCGTGCCGGCTGGATTCACCTCTTTCAGCGGCGGCACGATGGACCAGGTGCGCCCCTGAATGATCACTTTGTTCAGCAGATCCGGCACCCACTCCAGCCCCTGCGCGGCGATTTTGAGCTTCTTGTCGCCCTGCTTGATGAGGCTGTTGTTCTGGAATTCCTGACCGGTGAAGTCGAGCAGGATGCCTTGGGCGGTCTGTTCTTTGGTGCTGTCAGGCGGTGCCGAACCGGCTTACGGGTCGTACTCACCGACAGTCGTTGCGCGAATGGTCACCGGCTGGCCGAACTCTGTGATCATCTCCAGAGCCATCACGGCCATTTCGTCGTAGAAGGCCATGGTGGCTCCTGCTCAGTTATGCGCGGACGGCGAACAAGCCCCGCTTCTGTAGGTAATCGGCAAACTGCGTTGCGCTCGGCCGGTCAGGCGCCGCCGGCAAAAGTCGTCCGCTGGTGTTCGGGATCGTCGCGTACTCGCGAGTTACCGCGCCTTCGACACGCTCCAGCGTAACCGCGCCTTTGCGTTTCTCGATGGGGTCGACATCGTCAGTGTGGATCTCGGCCGCCAGCGCCATCTGCCCGTACTGGATCCGCGCCGGAAGGTAGTTGTCAGGCTTGATCTCGCGATCCAGCTCGACGCCCCGGCGCGGCCAGGCCAGGGCCTGCTCACTCTTGGTCTTACGCCCTTTCCACGTCATGCCATCCATCGCCAATGCGGCACGACGCAGCAGCGCTTCCTGTGCTGGCACTTCCGTCGGGATGACCACGCCGAATTTCACGGCGTACATGGCCAGGTCTTCGGCAGATGCGTAGCTTTCGGCGTCAGGCTTGCCGGTGCCGTCCTCGATGATGAGAGTCATGAATCAGCTCGCTGTGTTGTTTGAATCGGGCGCCATTGAATGGGCACCCGGATTATTACGCCTTCTGCAGTTCCGAAACCGCCTTTTCCAGCGACTCAACCGAAGCATTCGCCCGGTACGGTACATTTGCGGCGTCGAGTTGCGCTTTGAGACCGGCGATCTTCTCGGCATTGTCGACCGGCACCGCTGCGACTTTGAGGCGTTCGACTTCGGCGCGTAAGGATTCAACCTCTCCCGCCAAGTTGTTGCGCTCACCCGTCAGTGCTTCGAAGCCTTCATGAATGGATTTCAGTGCGCCGAACAAACGGATCGGCAGTTCGCCGGCGCCCGGATGCTCCAGTTCCGACAAGCCTTCGGCAGCCTCGATCAGCGACACGATGCCGTCGCGCTCTGCGTGCAGCTTGTCGATCAGATCTTGCAATGCAGCGCCATCAACACCACCAGTGCTGGCGACCAGCAGCACCGGCGCCGACTCAGCCTGTCGCACAGTCACTTCCGGTACGTCGCCAGCCTCACCTTCTCGGCTTTCGGTGACGTTCGCGTCGATGATTCGGAGGCCGCGCTCCTTCGCCAGCGCCTTCACGTCCTCCAGATACTGGTGAAACGGACCGGGCAGATACCAAATTTTGTTGCTCATGATTGCATCTCCGCCAAGCCGGGCACACGTCCCGGCTTGGACATCGCGTGGTTACTTGGAGGCGTCACCGATCAGAGCAACACCAGCGGTGTGCTTGATGCTGGTAGCGGTTTTGTCCCAGTTGGTGCCGGTTGCGATCTCAGCATCGGTCGGCGACTTGCCGCCGTTGGTTTGATCCCAGGTGTAACCCTTCAGGCCCAGACCGAAGGAGTAGTCGACCTGAATGGTGGTCTCGATGCGCTCTTTGCCGTTGGAGGTATCGACGTTCGATACCTGATCGCGGTTGTCGTGCACCAGCGCAGCACCAGACACCAGAGAAAGGATGATTTCCTTGTTCGGGGTTCCTGCCTGCATCAGCGCCGGCGCGTCAGTGACCACGGTGACCTTGCCCAGGATATCGAC